CCAAATCTGTTAAAATAACAATAATAAAATGCCATAATTTTTAATTTTACCAATTCCGCCACCTGACTATGTTAATTCCGTATGGAGAGGGAGTTTTTACACTCCCATAGGATTTTAACGGTGCTTATATCCCACTCTCCATTTGTAGTCAGGACAGGATTCGAACCTGTATGATACTCCTGTTAGATTAAGAGTGTCTTTCACAATCTAGCGTCTACCAATTCCGCCACCTGACTAACGAGAGTTATTAAGATTTTTGAATAGGTCTTTACTCTCAAATAATCCTACGAGTAGTCAGGACAGGATTCGAACCTATAAAATTTTACGTTCCTATTTATAACTTTGCTATTTACTGCAAAGTGACGCTGCGTCTATACTTTTCCGCCACCTGACTATGGTCGGCTCCGATTTTTTATACAGAACGTTGCCGAAGTAAACTGTTTATTTTAATTCTATTCTTTCTTCATAAGTAACCTTACCTGCTTGTTGTATAGTACTTACATCTCCTTTGGTTGTAAAGTAATGATAATGATAAGCATCATAAAAACGATACATTTTTATTCCGTCTTTTTCAAATAAAAATTCAATCCTAATTTGATTATCCTTTCCCGTTTGCTCAAAAGAAATTGAGTCATTTTTACAGCCAATTAACGATACAAATGTTAATACTAATAAAATCTTTTTCATAATTTATAATTTTTTGATTTTGGTTTAAATATCGCTACAATTTTACCATAAAATCCAAATGCTTCTTTGGCGTCTTTTACGGGCTAGAAAGATATGTTTCCGTTTCTGTAGTTCACTTGAACAACGCATGGGTCTTTGGAACTTGGAAGGAAGATTTGCTCTACCATTTTTTTATTAATTTTAAGTATAAATACCAACTTATCAGAGATTATCCCTGCAAAAACTTCTTTTTTGCTTGATTCACCTTTGACCTATATTCAATAATCAAAGATTTAAGCTCACTGATAGTTGGTTTTGATATTTGTCTTGATATTTCTCTTAAATAATCTACTGTTCCACTTTTTTCCTCATTTAGCTTTTTTTCAAATACTGACAAGTTTCCATTCAGCATACAATTATCGTGTTCGCTTTGCGGTCTGCAGTTCAACTCTAACCACCTTGTAGATAAATTGCTTCTGGATATGAAATGTCCACATTGAATTTGCTTCCAATGGTATTTTTTCCCAGAAGTAAAACATTCTACCATTCCACTTGTGTCAGCGTACTTTATTCTAATGTAAACTGAAAAAACTTGGTCTAAATCAGATACAAGATTTGAAAAACTTTCCCTATCATCACTATCCTCATAATCTTCAATTCTTTTTTGTGTATCTTCAATGGTCGCACAACTTTTACACCTTCCCTTACTAAAAATATAAGTCATATCAAAGCAGGTAATGCAACGCTTTTTCTTACGGATAATTGTGCTGTTCATAGAACAAAAGTAATTAAATTAAGTAAACAAAAAAAATTTTGAAGGGAATTATTTTAATCTATATTTGTTCCTCTTAAAAAATTAAAATTATATGGAAAATTTGACATTGAAGGAAAAAATTGACCGGGCAAAAGACGGCAGAACGCAAACTTGGATTTTGCAAAAAATGAGAGAAAGCGGAGTAAGTATGACCGATTCTGCATTTTCAAGGAAAAAAAACGGGCTGGATAAGTTCCGAGATAACGAAATTAAATTAATTGAAAAAATATTAAAAGTAAAATTATGATTGAAATTCAGCAAAATTGGGCAGTCGTTATTCACGCAAAAGTCTTGTTGGCAAAGGATATTAACCACGCCCAGAAGATATTGCTTGGATTAATAAGCAATTTAACAAACATTGATGATGAATGTTATGCCACAAACGAATATTTTTCATCTATTTTGGGTGTAACCAAGTCCTCTGGTCGTGTGTCAAGATTACTTTCGGATTTAGAAAAAAAAGGGTATTTAAAAACTGAATGTTTTTACAAGGAAAATACCAAAGAAATTGAAAAAAGAATTATCCGAATAACGATGCAATTTAACAAGGGGGGTGTTGTTCAAAATAACAAGGGGGGTATTGTTCAAAAAGACAATAGGGGTATTGTTCAAAAGGACAAGGAGAATAATACTCTACTTAATTCTAATACTCTACGTAATACTAATACTCTACTTAATCAAAAAACAAATAATACACATTTTGTCCAAAAATTCAATTTTGATGATTTGCTTGCGTTCGGAAAAGCCGAAATTGAAAAGCTAAATTTGGACTTTAGCAAGTACGAATATTCGCTGAAAACAAAACTTGAAACTTGGCAAGAAAGCGATTGGAAGGATGGGCATGGGAAACCAATCAAAAACCCAAAATTGAAAATCAAAAACATTATTCCCTACCTCAAACCGATGGAAATTCCAAAACCGCAGCAAAAAAAGTACGAAAATGACCTTCAAAAGGCAAGATTGAACTTTAAACCTGTGTCCGAATACTAAAACATATCGCCAATCAAGAGGAAACAGGGCAAATTTCAATTCAAAATCAAAAACAGTACAATGATACCACCCCTATAAAAATAATCGAAATTTGGGCTTTATTTCAAATAGTTAATTTAATTCTAATATAATGGTAACGATTTTTAAGAACATTTTTAGCAAAGAACCTTTTTACGTTTCAGTTGAAGAAGCATTAAATCGGATAAAATCAGGAAAAAGTGAAAAAACGGTCAACGAAATACGAAATACGATAGACAAGGATAAAGCGAACAAGTTGAAGTTGAACCTTCCTTCCGTTTGTTTTTCGGGTAAATTTGGAAACGATAGGACTGATAACCAATTAATTCAGCATAGCGGCTTTATAGTTTTAGATTTTGATGATGTCTTTGAAATCAGAGAAAAGCAGACCGAAATTATATCCCAAGATTTTGTTTATGCTTGTTGGGTGTCTCCATCTGGAAAAGGGTTAAAGGCACTTGTTAAAATATCTTCACCAAAAAAACACAGGGAACATTTCCAAGCGTTACAAGATGTTTTTCCAGAAATAGACAAGTCTGGAATCAACGTATCAAGGGTATGTTACGAAAGTTTTGACCCGGAGATTTACATAAACGCAGAAGCAAAAGTATTTACAAAAGTAAAAAAGACCGAAAAGCAAGTAACATACGAAAGAACGCAAGAAGATGAGCATATTTTTAAGAAAATATTAACTTGGCTTTCCAATAAAAACGATGCCTTTGTAACAGGGGAGAGAAACAACTTCATTTTCAAACTTGCTTCCGCTTGTTGCAGGTTTGGAATTGAGCAATCAAAAGCGATTAATTTAATTAATTATGAGTTTGTAACCAATTCGGATTTTACAAATAGCGAAGCGGAGAGGGCTATAAAGTCAGCGTACAAAGCGAATAATTCAAATTTCGGAACGGCATTTTTTGATAAGGAAGTTCTCACAGACAAAGTTACCAAAAGTGAAATACCCGTAGATAATACCGTTTATGATGATGGGCTGAAACTGAAAGACGTTGTTTATGGGATTGATGTAAAAGAACAAGCGTTAAGGATATACGATGAAGGGTATGCACAAATCGGAGGGGTAAGCATACCAGAACTTGATGAAAGGTTTAAGCCAAAAAGGGGAGAAATTACTTTGCTATCAGGTATCGGAAACTATGGTAAAAGTTCTTTCAAGAAGTGGTATCAAGCTATGAGAATGTTGATGTACGGAGAAAAGTTTGCTTCTTTCGCCCCAGAGGATAATCCACCAGAAGAATACTACCACGATTACGTTGAAATTATACTTGGTTGCGATTGTTCACCAAATAACCCAAATAGACCTTCAAGAGAAACCTACGAATATGTCTATGACCTTGTTTGTAAGCACATTTTCTATGTTTATCCCAAAGATGTAAGCCCAACTCCCCAATATGTAATGGAGGTGTTTTTGGAACTTATTATCAAGGAAAACATTGATGGCTGCGATATTGACCCTTTCAACCAACTTACAAACGAATATCAAAAGTTTGGCAGAACGGATAAGTACTTGGAATGGGTACTTTCCGTATTTTCAAGATTTGCCCAAATAAACAATGTGTTCTTTTGGATAATTGCTCACCCAAGACAAATGACCAAAGCTGGAGATGGGAACTATCCCTGCCCAGACGTATTTGACTTGACAGACG